AACATCGACTGCAGTTCTGCGTGGAGCTTCCACTTCTCCGCCAGCAGGTCGGAGTGCAGCCGCTTAGCGGCGGCCACGTCGAAAGCGAACCCGTTTCTCTCTTGTTGTGAGACGGTGGCTGCGAACTCGTGTTCCCGCACCGTAGGGCCCTTGGGGGGCTTCTCCTTCTCGATGCGGGCCCACAGAGCCTGGGTCACGCAGACGTCCTGAATGCAGTATTCGCCCATCTCCTCGGTGAACTCTTCCCAGTCCGTCTGCTCACCGAAGTCGTCCTTGTAGACGCCGAGGCGATAACCCCATGCCTTCAAGCTGTGGCTGCCCACCAGCTTCGAGGGGAACTGGGGGTTCAGCCAGTCCTCGTTCTGGATGTCAGGCCACAGCATCCGAGACAGAATCAGCGTGTCCTGGATCTCACCCGTCGGGTTCCAGTCAGGATACAGGCGCTGCAAAGCTCGGACGTCAAAGCTCTGGATGTTGTGACCGACGATGACGTCGGCAAGACGCAGGCGCTCCAGCGCCTCCTCGATCGGCACCAACTCGGGCTGACTGTCGGGCGTTGCCAAAGCAATGCAGTGAATTGTTTTCAGTCCGAGCAGCGTACGGAAATCTTTTACTGCATTCGTCTCGATGTCGAACAGAACCACGTTCATGGCCGGACCCCCGGCACGTCCACGGACTCGGGAGGAGTCCACTCACCCAGCCGACCAGAGTGAACGTCATACTCAAGCACGGTGGCGATGCCGGTGTGTCCTGAGTAGCGGTTCTTGAGCACACGCATCGACATCAGGTGAGCCTGCGACTCGTCCTGCTGGTTGCGTTCGCAGCCGATGACGGCGTCAGAGAGCTGAGCGATGGCATGGCTGCCGCGCAGCTGCGACAGGCTGGTCGTGCCGCCCTCCTCGTGGGCCCTGCCCTCAGGACGGCGCAGGTGCGACACGAGGATCAGGTGGATGCCTGTCTCCTCGCACAGCGACCGCAGCTTGGTCATGACGTTGTCGATCATCCGACGCTCGTCGCCCTCCTCCAGAGCACTGACCACGATGGACAGGTGGTCGAGGACGATGTAGCGACACTCCATGGCTCGTGCCATGTAGCGCACCCGGCTCAGTAGGTTGGCTGGGTCGATCGAGCCCCAGTGGTCGTAGAGCACGAGACGCCCACTGCCCACGGTCTTCTCGAAGGCGGCGCGCTTGATGACATCATCAATGCCACGCTCCTCCCAGAAGTGCGGCGGCGAGTTCAGTTCGAGCCCCATGATGTGCTCGGCTGTCTTGCGGACACTCTCTTCGAGGGCGATGTAGCCGACAGTCTCGCCGATCGACAGCAGGTAGTAGGCAAGCTCACGGGTGATGCTGCTCTTGCCGATACCCGTGCCAGCAGTCAAGGTGACCAGCTCGCCGCTACGCATCCCGAAGAGCTTCGAGTTCAGCCCAGGCCACGGGTAGGGCACCGACTTGCGGACGTCCTTCTTGATGATCATGTCCCAGACTTCCTCGCCTGGGATCACGCCGTCAGGGCGGTAGGACTTGGCACCGTAGATGGCGTCGACCAGCTCACGAATGTGTCCGTCGGTCACGCACTCGTTAGCGTCCTTGCTCGGCAGAGACGTGACGATCTTGGCTCGGCCGGGGCTCAGCTGCTGCGCTGCTTCAAGGGCTGCGGCACGGCCCTGGTCATCCTGGTCGAAGCACAGCACCACGCTGTCGAAGGACTCAAGCCACTCGATGTTCTTGGCGATGAACTTCGAGGCAGACTGGGCACCGTGCGGGACGGAGACGACGGGCCACTTCAGGTTGAAGCACTGCGACAGGCTGAGGGCGTCGATCTCACCCTCGACGATGGTCACCATCTTGCCGCCGTCACGCCACAGATGTGAGCCATACAGGCCGACCTTGTCTGGGCTGCCGAGCCAGCGGAAGGTCTTGTCAGGGAAGCGAAGCTTCTGAGCCACAACGTTGCCGTGGCTGTCGAAGTAGTTCGCCACCTGCACTGGACGTTGGTTGTAGACACCGACGCCGTAGCGCCACTTCTTACAGGTGTCCTCGTCCAGGCCGCGCTTGGGCAAC